CGGTGCAAATGGAACTTCTGTATCTTGTTACGTTTTTTCAGATGGAGCACAATGGCTTCAATTGAATGACCCAACAAGCACAGTTGCGTAATTAATTATGGAGCTCCTTCGGGAGCTCCTAAAAATTTAGGAGAAAATATGAGTTTTAAATCAGATGTTAAAGCAATAAGAAGAAATACAACAGGTGTTGTTTTTTCTGGAAGAACTAGATTAAGAGGAATCATTGTAGCAGCAGGTAGTGCTTCTACTACAGGTTCTGTGACTTTAGTTAATTCTGGAACTACAGATGTTTATTTTCAAGCAGATGCACCAGTAGGTGATGTGTTTGCATTTAATATTCCAGAGGATGGAGTATTATTTGAAAATGGAATGAGTATTTCTAGCTTAACAGGAATTGTTACAGTTATTTTAGATAAATAGGAGGTTAGATGGCTAACACTACTTCCGGTACATATACTTTTGATAAAAACTTTGCGATTGATGAAGTAATTGAAGAAGCTTATGAAAGAATCGGACTACAACCTAATGCTGGCTATGACATTAAGACAGCTAGAAGATCATTAAATATTCTTTTTCAAGAATGGGCTAATAGAGGTTTGCATTATTGGGAAGTTGCAAATAACTCAATAACTTTAGTAGATGGTCAATCTACTTACACAATGTATAGATCAACATCAGATGGAACTTCTGATACTACAGCTATTTATGGTGTAGATGATATATTAGAATGTTCTTATAGAAACTCATCTTCTATCGACACACCTTTAACAAAAATTAATAGATCTGCATATCAAGCTCTATCTAATAAAAGTTCTGAAGGACAACCTGTTCAATACTTTGTTCAAAGATTTATTGACAAAGTTACAATAACTTTATATTTGACGCCAGGCTCATCTGAAGCTGGAAACACTATTAACTATTACTACGTAAAAAGAATTCAAGATGCTGGAATTTATACTAATGCAACTGATGTTCCATATAGATTTATACCCTGTATGTGCGCAGGCCTTGCATATTACTTGGCAATTAAAAAAGCACCACAAAGAATTCAAGAATTAAAATTGTTGTATGAAGATGAATTGCAAAGAGCTTTACAAGAAGATGGCTCTTCATCAAGTGCATACATAACTCCAAAAACTTATTATCCAAATGTCTAATTTATCAAAAGGAAAATATGCACAAGCTATATCTGATCGTTCAGGTCAAGCTTTTCCATATAATGAAATGGTAACAGAATGGAATGGTGCCTTTGTCCATTATTCTGAATTCGAGCCTAAACATCCACAGTTAGAACCTAGAAGATTTACAGCTGATGGACAAGGTTTACCTAATGCAAGACCAGCAAGAGTTGAACCAGCTACACCAAATTTATTACAATCAAATCCATTTAGTTTAACTTCTGGATCAGGGACTGTTTCTGTTTATGAACCTAATCATGGTAGAATTACAGGTGATATAGTTGTATTTAGAAATGTAGATGGAACTCCAGGAGGAGTAGCTTATTCTGTATTTGAAAATACAGACGGATTTAGTATAACTGTAATAGATACAAATAATTACACTTTCTCATTAGGTGCAACACCTACGAGAACAGAAAAAGGAGGAGGAGTGACTGTGACTGCTGGTCCAGTAACCTTGACACCATAATGACATATGCAGAATTAGTACAAAAAATTAGAGATTATTGTGAAGTAGATTCAAATGTATTTACATCAACTATTATTGATGGGTTTATTCAAGATGCTGAATTTAAAATATTAAGAGAAATTGATTCTGATAATAATAGACAATATGCACAAGCTGATATTATTGCAGGCCAAAGATTTGTTAACACACCCTTAATTAATGATGAGACCTTAGTTATTAGATCAGCTCAAATTACTAATTCTACAGGTGGCGCAGATAACTCAAGTAGAGCATTTTTAGAATATAGAGATACTAGTTTTATATCTGAGTATAATCCAACTGGAGTACAGGGATTACCTAAATACTATGGTTATTGGGATGAAAATACAATTGTATTGGCTCCAACACCAGATCAAAATTATAATATGCAGATAAATTATATCTTGAAACCGGCTCAATTATCGTCTAGTAATACTACTACATACTTAAGTAAAGAATTTCCAAATGGCTTATTGTATGCATGTTTAATTGAAGCTTATGGATTTTTAAAAGGTCCAGCAGATATGATTCAGTTTTATGAGAAAAAATATGCTGAAGCTGCACAAGGATTTTCAATTGAACAAATGGGTAGAAGAAGACGAGATGAATATCAAGATGGTAGTCCTCGAATTCGACAACAAAAATAATAAGGAGTTAATACATGGCTATAACACAAGCAGTTGCAAATAGTTTTAAAAAACAAATTCTAGAAGGTGGACATAAATTTCAATTTTCTGGTGGCGATAATTTTAAACTTGCTTTGTATGTCTCTACTGCAACGTTAAATTCTACTACTACAGCTTACACAGCAAGTGGAGAAGTCTCAGCTTCTGGTGCATATACAGCAGGTGGTGGGGCATTAGTAAAACCAAATCCAAGTACTTCAGTTGCATCAGGTGTTGCAATTGTAGACTTTTCTGATTTGTCTTTTACTGGTGTAACTTTAACAGCTAGAGGTGCCTTGATCTACAATACTTCAAACTCAAACGCAGCAGTTGCAGTATTAGATTTTGGTTCAGACAAAACAGCAACATCAGGAACTTTTACAATTCAGTTTCCAGCTTTTACAACTTCAGCAGCAATTCTTAGAATTGGTAACGCATAGGAGGTAACTTCCTATGGCCAATGCTTGGGGAGAACTGACCTGGGGAGTTAATGGTTGGGGTCTACAAAGTGATTTAATTGTACCAGTCTCAAATCCAAATGATGAACCATATGGAACGTATCCTTATGGATCAAATGATTTTGGTGGTTCTGCAGGTAATCTAGGTGTATCTACTGGAAGTGTAACTGTAACAGCAGAAATTAATAGAGGTTGGGGCAGAGAACAAGGTTGGGGTACTCTTGATTGGGGTACTTGGACTTTATCAACTCAAGTTTCATTAACAGGTCAACAATTAAATATTTCTCAAGGAGACGAATCTACAAGTATAGATGTAGCTCCAATTCTTTCAGGAGAACAATTAAATTGGTCTATTGGAGCTGTTGATCCAGAGCCAGATGAATCATTAATTGGTCAACAAATTAATTTAACTTTAGCAAGTGCTACTATTCAAGCTAACGCAGATTTAACACTAACAGGTGTTGGATTAAATATTGCTCAAGGTGATGAATCAATAGACAACATAACTTTTGCTACGGTAACAGGAATAGGTTTAGCAACACAAAACCCTGGAACTGTAATCGTAGGCGGTATTGCAAACGTACCTGTAACTGGTAATCAAATTAATGTTGGAGAAGGTATAGTTGATCCAGGTCCAGATGTAGTATTACCAAGTGTTCAAGCAAATTTAAGTCTAGGAACAGCTGTTTTAGATGCAAATACTTTAGTAGATGTAACTGGCCAACAGTTAGGTTTAAATACAGGAACATTAACATTTACTATAACAGGTAGTGTACAATTAACTGGAAATCGTATAAATATAGCTCTTGGAAATGAAAATATTCAGTCGTGGCAATTTGTTGACACGGGCACTACAGTAGCATATACTGAGGTTTCTATCGGATCTAGTGTAACTTGGAATGAAGTTGACACCGCCGCTTAAATTTAATAAATAGTTAATAACAAGGATTTAAAATATGGCATCATCATATTCAACAGACCTCAAACTAGAATTAATGGTGACTGGTGAAAAAGCTGGTCTATGGGGTGATATTACAAATACTAACTTAAACATCCTACAACAGGCGATTTGTGGATATGAACAAGTTTCAGTTAATGCTACAGACGCAATTACATTAGCATTTACAAACGGAGCATTATCAAACGGTAAAAATGCAATCATAGAAATTACTGGAACACCTTCTGCAGACGCAACGGTTAACATTCCAGATGGAGTTGAAAAATCTTACATCTTTAGAAACTCAACTTCAGGATCTTCAACTTTAACAATTAAAACTACATCAGGAACTGGTGTTGCCTTTTCTGGAACAGATAAAGGATACAAATATTTATATTCAAATGGAACGAATGTAACTGCAATTACATTAGCATCACCTCCAGGTGGTTCTGATACACAAATTCAATTTAACTCTGGTGGAACTGCATTTGGTGGTTCTGCTAATTTAGTTTGGGATGGAACAAACGTTACTCTTGGTGCAACAGGTGCATT